CGCATGATCAAGCTGGCCATACCTAAGAAGTATAGCCACATTGACTTCAAGCCACCTCAAGGCGCTCGCAAGGCAGCAGAGCGAGCACTGAGGCGGCGCGCTGATAAGCCTCAGTCACAGCGTGGCATGACTCCTGTGGGCATCGCTCGCGCGCGTGACCTCATCGCAGGTAAGCGTCTCTCTCCCGATACAGTCAAGCGCATGCTCGCCTACTTCAACCGACATGAGGTCGATAAGCAGGGCTCAACTTGGGACGACTATGGCAAGGGTCGCCAAGCTTGGGATGGTTGGGGAGGTGATGCGGGCTATGCGTGGGCGCGAAAGGTCGTTAATCAGATGAAAGCAGCCGATGAAAAGGTGACTGCCCTGCGCGCTTATGGCGAGGCAGTGCAGGTCTCACCTCAAGTGACCTATGATGTGCCAGAGGGCTTAACCCTCGGCAAAGCCTTTAAGACGTTGGCGCTCGGTCAAGTCTCCTCACGCATGAGCGGTGAGAAGATTGGCGCTGAGATTGACCGCCTCCTCCTTGAGGAGATGGTGCGCGTCTATAAAGAGAGGCGTGATGCTGATCCTGTGATCATCGATTGGCAGCATGCGACCTCACCCTTTCAAGGTGGCACTCCTGCGCCTCCTGAAAGCGGTAGCGCTCTCGGTATGATCGTTGACCTAGAGCTTCGTGAAGATGGGCTTTATGCAATCCCTGCTTACAACGAGCGCGGACTCAAGGTCGTGCAAGATGCAGGCGGGGTTCTGTGGTCATCTCCCGAATACCTTCAAGGCGAGATTTACACTCGCGATGGTGGCGAGAAGGTGGGCGATGCTCAGCTCCTCGCTGTCACTCTCACCCCACGCCCAGCTCAGTCTCATGACAAGATTGATCGGGTCACTCTTAGCGAAAAGGAGCAACAGATGGACGAGCAAATGTCTGTCGATGAGCTCAAGGCAGCGCTGATGGCTAAGGATGCCATGATCGCAGAGCTTGAGCAGAAGATGAAAGATATGATGGAGGAGTCTGACGCCTCCCTCGCTGGCGAGATGCCCGAGGAGATGGCTGAGGATGAGCCCAAAGAGGATGAGGAGAAGCCTGAGATGATGGGCGATGACTACGAGGAGAAGCAGAAGAAGCTCTCTGAGGAGCCCGCAGTGCAGGCTATGAGCGAGGCAACCCTCCTCAGCGAGATTAACTCTCTCCGCGCCAAGAACACACAGCTCAGCGAGCGCCTTGAGGTGATCGAGGCAGAGAAGCGCAGCGTAGAGCGCCGTGAGGCTGTGAGCGCGCTACTTCGTGAGGGCAAGGTGGCACCTGCTGAGACCGAGGCTGTTGAGGCCGCTTGGGATCAGCGTGAGAGCGCGCCTGTCTTTTGGAAGATGTTTAGTGAGCGCCCCGCCAGCTTTGCTGTGCCTCTCGCTGAGGTCGGTCATGGCGCAAGCGGTGAGGAGCTTAACCGCGCAACCCTCGCCGAGAAGGTCAAAGCCCTCGCCAGCGAGAAGTCTATTTCCTTTGAGTCTGCTCTCAACCTGTTCCGTGAGCAGAACCCTGATCAATACAACTCTGTGTTTGGAGCCTAAGCATGAACACGCCTAACATCTGCAAGTCCTTTGTGGCAGCGAGCACCATCACGGAGTTCGCTGTTGTTGCCCTCGACTCAAACGGCAAGGTCGCTGTCGCTACTGACGCCACCTCTGACCTCATCGTAGGTGTCGCTCAGCGCGGCGCTTCTGCGGGTGATGTCGTTGATGTCATCGTTCACGGCGAGACCCGCGCCATCGCAGGCGCAGCCCTCACCTTTAGCTCTACCCCTCGCCTCACTGTTGGCGCTGCGGGTGTGCTTGTTGATGGCTCAACCTCTGGTGACTTCCCTGTCGCTCGCGTTCTCCCCAACGTCAATCAGACCTCAACCTCTGCCTCTGGTGAGCAGATCGTTGTGCTTTTCCACGGCCCTGTGACCGCTAACTAAGAAAGAGGTGATCCATTATGGCTAGCTCATACAGCAACCTGCATCCTGTTGACGAGATTTTAAGCTCACTTGTCGTTGAGGCTGTTCCTAGTGATAGTCAGCTCATCGCTGATCAGCTTTTTGAGTCTATCAAGACTCCTGAGCGCTCAGGCACCCTCCTCCTTGAGGAGACCCGCAACTTCATGGGCGCAGGCGCAGGCCTCGACCTTGAGCGCGCACCCGGTGCAGCTCGTACCAACATCGGTGGCTTTGATCGTAGCTCTACCACCTTCAAGAGCAAGATCTACAGCGCAGCAGACTCCATCGCGATGGAGGACATCATTGACTCTCAGTACCCAGGTTCTGAGGAGGCGCGCATCGCTAAGAAGGTTGCTCGCGTGATGAAGCTCGCTAAGGAGAAGCGCGCTGCTGATCTTCTCTTTGACGGCTCTAACTTCAACACTGCGACTGCGACTGCTCAGTTCGGTGGTAAGTTCAACGCTTCAGGCGCTGAGCCTCTCACCTACCTCCATGAGCTCAAAGACACCCTCTTTGCTAACGCTCACGGCATCAACCCCGACTCAATGGTCCTCGGTCGTGAGGTGTTCCGCGCCCTCGCTCGCAACCCTGAGATTCGTGGTTATGTAGGTGACAGCTCAGCAGGTATCGCCGCAGGCAACCGCATCCTCAGCGATGAGGCTGTGAAGGCTGTGCTTCGTGACATCCTCGGCATTCCCAACATCATGGTCGGTGAGGCTCGTCAAGACCTTGCTGTGCCTGGCGCTGCTAGCTCTGAGGGCTACATCTGGACTGCTGACACCATCTTCATGGGCCTCCTCCACGGCTCAGACGCTATCGTTCAAAAGAGCGGTGGCGTGAAGGCCATGCCCGTTGCCGCGCTCAACTTCGAGTTTGGTGGCATGGTTGCAGGTCAGTACGACAGCCTCGACCGCACCCGCCGCCATGTCTACGCTGAGGAGAGCCACATCTTCCAGGCGATTGACGCTGACCTCGGCTTCGTGCTCACCGACTGCCTCTAAGATGCTCTGCTCTTGTGGTCGACCTCACACAACCCTGTTAGCTGAGCGCATCGATGCTGATCAAAAGGCCATCGATGATCTCAGTAAGCAGGCTAGTGGGCCGACCGCAGGACTGACTAGAGCAAAGGTCAAGGAGCTAAAGGCCGAGGTGAAAGCTGAAGCCGAGATGCTCAAGGCTCTCAAGAGAGGGCGCGCGGAGATGATTAAGACTCTCCAAGCCGCGCTCGATCTTGCAGACCCTCAGACCCTTCTAGCCCTCCCACGTGATCGCCTCTTAGATTTTGTGCTGAGAGGTGGGTTGGGCCTTGCTGTTGATGACTTCATCGCTCAGCAAGAGAGAATTGCAGAAGCTGCCCTTGCCTCCATCTCTGAGGTGGCGGCGGGGCTAACTACAGACTCAGTGCAGGATCAGATAGACGCGCTCGCTATATCTTCGGCTGATGCAGTCTTTCAAGATGTGATCTTGCCCGATACCCTCAAGAGTGTGAGGGAGGCGCTTGAGGCTATGGTGGTTGGTGTTCCAACTAACCAAGCCATGACAGCGCTGAGTCAACGATTGGAAAAGAGCGAGGGCCGACAGCTCACCGAGGTGAGAACCAAGCTCTCTCAGTATGGGCGCAACATCACAGCTGTGGTGGCTGAGTCTGCTGGGCTTGATCTGTATCTCTACACAGGGCCACGCGATGGCATCACACGCGACTTCTGTCGCGCGCTGATCAACTTGGTGGTCGATGAGAAGCAGATGCGAGCGCTATCTAATGGGCAGGGTCTACCTGTCAAAACAAGCGGAGGCGGGTATAACTGCCGACACTCATGGAGCCCTATCACTGAGGGCTTTATGGTTGCCGCAAAGCTGAAGAAGGCTAAAGCCTCAGATATAGCCAAAGCCAACGCAGGAGCGCGCTGATGATCAAAGCAGTCACAGGTCAGTCATACCTCTTTGAGTGGATCGCCCCTGGGCCTCTTAGCGCAGCTCCAACCTTTAAGGCTTATCGCAACGGCACAGGTCACAGCGTGACCATGAACGCCACGCGGGCGAGCGCCTCAGTTAGTGCAGTGGCTAACGATAGACGCACCCTCACAATAGACAACCAAGCCTCAGCTCTCCAAGCTGACCAAAGCAAGGCTTACCTCATCACTGAGGGAGACATGATCTATCCTGTGAGTGTGGTGCGTATGGTCGGCACGACTGCGATCTTGGCTGAGCCTCTACCACGCGAGGTGGACACATCCACAAGCGCGTCCTTAGTCTTTGCGATGTACTCATGCACAATCCCAAGCATCATCACAGATGAGAGCGGCTACTATCCTTGGCAGGTGGAGTTTATTGTTGACCTCGGTCAAGGCACAGAGGGCCGCATTGAGAAGGGCTTGGTTAAGGTCACGCCTCGCCCTTTTAACACTTCGCTTGATCACGATGGGCTTGTTGATACTTTTCCCCAGCTCGCTGACATGGTGCCACGCAGACAGACGAGCTACGCACCTCAGATCAAGGCGGCGCTTGATGAGGTGGCTCATGTGGTGCGCGATCATCTGCGTGATGAGTCACTGACTGAAGATGAGGTGTTCAACCCTTCAGTGTTCCTCAACGCTCACGCCTATTGCACCGCCGCGCGCGTGTATGAGATGGCGGGTCAACTCGATATTGCCAACGCTATGCGTGAGCGCTGTATGGAGCTCATGGACTTAGCTCTGCGCTCGGTGGCGATTGATCGCGATGGTGATAACGTGGTTGATGATGGTGAGCTTGACCAAGCCAAGAGCGGAGGGTCAGCGCGTGACCTTCGAGCGTCTTGGCGCTCCTATCAGCGCACAGCTTATGATCAGACCTTCGCTCCAACGAGGGGCATGAGGCACTAAGCATGGGCGCTAAGGTTCAGCTCAATCTGCCCAACTCGCTTTGGACAGCTAAAGACACAGCGCGCCTTGCCTCCAACACATTGGCGATGATTAAGCTGAGAACGTCTGAGGGCCTTGACGCTGATCGCAAACCTTTTAAAGACTACTCGATTAAGCCCATCTATGTGGCTTTTAGAGGTGCGCGCCTAAAACCCAAAGGTGGCAGACCATCACGCACAGGGCGCTCGATCTTCTACGCTGGAGGCTATCAGCAATATAAGCAGGAGTCTCGCAGGAGGGGCGCAGGGTCAAGCGCGCTTGTTGATCTGGTGTCTAGCGGTGCGCTGATGAACAACTTGGTTATCCTCCATGCGAGCGCTGAAAAGTTCATCTTAGGGCTCACACCCAATGTCAGGCACTATGGCTATCATGTGAACGCTGATCGTGAGTATCTCGGCCTATCTGCTCAAGACATCAATGTGATAGTCTCAGCGGTAGAATATGAGCTGACCAAGAAGCTCAAGAAGGGTGGCAAGCGATGAGCCAAGGCATCCATGAGGCGCTCTCTTATATCGAGCGACAGATTGAAGCGACAACGCCCAAGACCGATACTCATCACGGCTTTGTGGCCATCAACAGCTCAGGCAGGGTTGGCCCTCTTGAGGCTAGGCAACACACCTCACGCTTCTTTGAGGTTCGCCTTGATAG